GCCCAGTATTCCTGGCGTCCGTTCAATGGCTTCCTTTTCGGTCTCACCATGTTCGGCGTCTATTTCCTGCTCCCGCTGTTCGACAAGGACGTTCCCGAGATTCCCTACTGGGTTTGGATGGCCTGGGCTTCCGTGCTTGGCGTTACCGCCTGGCACCGCGGAAAACAAAAGCGCATCAGAGCCGGTGATACTCAAGGCGCCCTAAGTAAGGCCGCTGGGGCTATCAAGCAGGTGGTGAACAAGAATGGCTGATGTAGTGGACCAAGCCCAGCAGGCCGAGGCGAATCACTTGCGCTCCGCCCTCTCCAAGGTTCCCAGGCCGGAGAGCTCGGAGTCGCTTACGCACTGCATCGAGTGCGGGCGCGAGATCCCGGAGCGAAGACGCCAGGCGGTCGAGGGGTGCACGCGCTGCGTTGGATGCCAGGAGCTGGAGGACGGTACATGAATTGGGAGCTGGTGGCGCGCTGGGTTGCAATCGGCATTCCGCTGCTCGTGCTGGTGCTGCAGGGCCTGATGGCTTGGTTCATGTGGAGCATGGCTCAGAAGTTCGTGACGAGCCAGGAATGCAAGAAGCAGTGCCAAGAGCGAGACGAGCGCTGCAATAAGAATGAGTCCCGGCTGACCGACTTGGAGCAGGGCCACTCCGAACACCAGGTCCATTTCCAGCACCAGGTGACCACCCAGGATCTGGAAAAAATTTATAACCGGATGAACACGATCGCGGACCAGGTGAGCGATCAGGGCGGACAGCTCGCCTCAATGCGTCGCAGCCTGGATCTCATACACCAACACCTGCTGGAGAACAGCAAATGAGCTTTAACCGACGAGTCACCGAGCGCAGGCGCCTCGATATTTTGCTGCTGCTCGCGGAATCCCCGGAGTACGAAACCTCGCAAATGATGATCTATCAAGCCCTGCCCGTCGCTTCCTCCGCGGATGCGATCTCCGCGGATCTGGCATGGCTCGAGGAGCAGGGACTGGTGACGCTGCACAACGTCTCTTCCATTACACTGGCCCGAATCACTCAGCGAGGCCTGGATGTGGCCCAGGGTCGCAGTCGCTGCCCCGGTGTCGCCAAGCCTTTGCCGGAGGACGGATGACCCGCAAGAGCACCGTGCAGGCGATGAGCGACGAAGCCCGGCAAGAGCTGGACCGAATGGTCCGCGACGGCCGGGCTACTATCGACCAGATACGGGACCGCCTGGCTGAGCTGGAGGGCGAAAACGCCCCGAGCCGCTCCGCCGTGGGCCGCTACGTGCAGAGCGCAAAGCAGCAGATGCAGCGCTACCGCGAGGCCCAGGAGGTGGCCAAGGTCTGGGTGGGCAAACTGGAGGAGGAGCCCGACGGCGACGTGGGGCGCCTGTTGTCCGAGATGCTGCGCACCGTGGCGTTTAACACCCTTTCACAACTGGGTGAGGGCGAGGCGGAGGCCCAGGCCAAGGACATCAAGAGCCTGGCCCAGGCCATCAAGGACCTGGCCACAGCGGACAAGACGAGCGCCGAGCGCGAGCTGCGGATCCGGCGCGAGGTCGCCGAGCAGGCCGCGGAGAAGGCCGGAGAGGTCGCCAGGCGCGGCGGGCTTTCCAGGGACGCGGTGCAAGAGATGCGCCGTGAGATTCTGGGAGTGGCCGAATGAGTGTGGATCCGCACATCCCGGATACGGCCAAGACCGACGCCCCGGCTGTGCTGCTGCCCTATCAGCGCGAGTGGCTGGACGACACGGCCAAGCTTAAGGTCAGCGAAAAGAGCCGCCGGACCGGGCTGACCTGGGCCGAGGCTGCGGACGACGTGCTCATCGCGGCCAGCTCCAAGGCCGCCGGCGGCCAGAACGTCTATTACATCGGCTACAACCAGGACATGGCCATCGAGTATATCGAGGCCTGCGCCATGTGGGCCCGGGTCTTCGACCGGGCCGCCTCTTCCGTAGAGGAGGGTATCTGGGAGGAGGACGAGGCGGACAAGCACATCAAGACGTTCACCATCAAGTTTCCGGACAGCGGACACCGCATCGTCGCCCTGTCCTCCCGCCCCGCCAACCTGCGCGGCAAGCAGGGCGTGGTGGTGATCGACGAGGCGGCGTTCCACGAGAAGCTGGATCAGCTGCTGAAAGCGGCGCTCGCGCTTCTCATCTGGGGCGGCAAGGTCCGCGTGATCAGCACGCACAACGGAGACGAAAACCCGTTCAACGAGCTGATCCAGGAGGTCCGCGCGGGAAAGCGCCGAGGGACGGTGCACCAGATCACGTTCCAGGAGGCGGTGCGACAAGGGCTTTATCAGCGCGTGTGTCTGCGCCTGGGCGAAGAATGGACGCCGGAGGGCGAGTCGCGCTGGGTGCAAGAGGTCTACGACTTTTACGGCGACGACGCCCAGGAGGAGCTGGACGTCGTCCCCAGCCAGTCCGCGGGCAGCTTTCTCTCCCGAGTGCTCATCGAGTCGCGCATGGACCGGTATCCCGTGGTCCGCCTGGCCAAGAAGGACGACTTCGGGGGCTGGCCGCTGCATCTGCGAACAGCCGAGATCCGCGACTGGTGCGACACCGAGCTTTTGCCGCTTCTCCAAGGCCTGGATCCGGAGCGCGAGCACTGCCTGGGCGAGGACTTCGCCCGCTCCGGCGACCTTACGGTGATCGCACCGATGGAAGTGGGCCAGGACCTGGTCCGACGCACCCAGTTTCTCGTGGAGCTTCGCAACATCCCTTTCGCTCAGCAACAGCAGATCCTTTTTTACATCATGGACCGCCTGCCCCGGTTGCGTAGCGCCGCCCTGGACGCTCGCGGAAACGGCCAGCAGCTGGCCGAGGCGGCGGCCGACCGCTACGGCTCCGCACTCGTGCACCAGGTGATGCTGTCGGACAAGTGGTACAGCGAGGCCATGCCCGGGTTCAAGGCGGCGTTTGAGGACGGGGATATCGAGATTCCGCAGGACCAGGACGTGCTCGATGATCTGCGCCTGCTGCAGGTCATAAACGGCGTGCCCAAGCTGCCCAAGGCCTCCGGCCAGGGCGAGGAGAAGCGGCACGGTGACGCGGCGATCGCTCTGGCGCTTGCCTGGTTCGCGAGCAAGCAGGAAGGCGCGCCCATAGAGTATCAATCGACCGGCACGACCAGGGCCGGGGCTGAGCGATTGCCCCAGGCGGACACCGGATTCGGCGCGGTCGCGGGAAACGTGGACACGAGAGGATTTTAGATGGCCGACGAGAGCACACCGGCACCCACCACGCGAGAAGTGGCCACCACCCAGGACGGCCGGGACATCACCAAGGGGTGGGTCACCGCGCTGGAGCTGCTGCGCCCGGAAGACGAGGTCCTTATGCGCCGGGGCGGCGGCGACCTGCGCATCTACGAGGAACTAAAGCGCGACGACCAGGTTGCCGGCACCTGGGGCCAGCGCCAGGACGCCGTGGTGCAGGCCGAGTGGTACGTGGAGGCCGGAGGCGAAAAGCGCCAGGACCAAAAGGCCGCCGAGTTCCTGCGCGAGCAGCTGCAGCGGATCAACTTCGACGCCAAGACCAAGAAGATGCACTACGGCATTTTCTACGGCTACGCCGTGGCCGAGTGCATGTGGGCCCGCGAGGGAAACCGGGTGGTGCTGGATGACATCCGGGTGCGCAATCGCCGGCGCTTCGGCTTCGACGGAGCCGGGCGCCTGCGGCTGCGGACCGCCTCGGACCCGATGGGCGAGCTCCTGCCCGAGAGAAAATTCTGGGTCTACTCCGCCGGCGCGGACCACGACGACGATCCGTACGGCCTGGGCCTCGGGCATTACCTCTATTGGCCTGTCTATTTCAAGCGCTCCGAGATCCGGCTCTGGCTCATCTTCCTGGATAAGTTCGGGCAGCCGACAGCCAAAGGGACATATCCGACAAGCGCCACGGAAGAAGAGAAGCGAAGGCTTTTAAGCGCTCTCAACGCCATTCACACCGAGTCCGGAATCATCGTGCCTGAAGGCATGGACGTTGAGCTCATCGAGGCGGCGCGGTCCGGATCCGCTGACTATTCCAGCCTCTACGACCGCATGGACCGGGCCATCACCAAGATCATTCTGGGGCACACCGGGGGCAGCGAGAGCACGCCGGGTAAGCTCGGCGGCGAGGACATGGCCGAGCAGGTCCGCGCCGACATCGTTAAGGCGGATGCGGATGTGATTTGCGAGAGCTTCAACCGCAGCGTCGCCCGTTGGCTCACCGAATGGAACTTTCCCGGCGCTGCCGTGCCCAGGGTCTGGCGCACTTTGGAGGAGCCCGAGGACCTGAACAAACTGGCCGAGCGCGACACCAAGATCAGTCAGCTTGGATTCAAGCCCACGCTGCAGTATGTCCGCGAGACCTACGGCGAGGGCTGGGAGCCCGCGCCGCAGCAGACAAGCAGCGCGGCCCCCGCTTTCGCCGAAGGTGAAGAGACGGAGGTCTCGGAGCAGCTGGCGGACAATCTGGAGTCCCGAGCGGGCGAGGCAATCGGGGCCATGATCGAGCCGGTGCGCCGCCTCGTGGAGCAGTCCGGCAGCCTGGAGGAGGTAAAGCGCGGCCTGGAGGAGATCTTCGAGGACGTGCCTGAGGGCCGCTTTGCCGAAATCATGCGCGAGGCGTTCGCTGCGGCCAAACTGGCCGGGATGTATGAGGTCTCGGAGGGCGGCGAGTAATGGCGGTTGAATACAGAAGGACGGGCTTCATCGAGGCCATCCAGTTTTTCCGCAAGAAGCTGGACGTCACCAGCGAGCACTGGACCGACCTCTGGAAGGAGGCCCACGACACCGCTTTCACCGTCGCCGGGGCCACCAAGGCGGACCTGCTCGCCGACCTGCGGCGCTCCGTGGACAAAGCGATCAGCGAGGGCAAGACGATCCAGGATTTTCGGAAAGAGTTCGACGAGACCGTGCAAAAGCACGGCTGGCAATACAAGGGAAACCGGGGCTGGCGCACGCGGGTTATCTATGAAACCAACTTGCGCACCGCATACAGCGCCGGGCGCTACGCCCAGATGACGGATTCGGACGTGCAGCGTGCGCGCCCTTACTGGCAATACCGGCACGGGGGAAGCGCGGATCCGCGCGAGCAGCACTTGAGCTGGGACGGCATGGTCTTGCCGGCGGACGACCCCTGGTGGAACACGCACTATCCGCCCAACGGCTGGGGTTGCAGCTGCAAGGTGGTCGCCCTTTCCGAGTCGGACCTGGAGCGCATGGGCAAGGACGGCCCGGACCGTGCGCCGGAAACCGGCACGTATCAGTGGACCAATCCGCGCACCGGCGAAGTGAAGGAAGTGCCGGAGGGCGTTGACCCGGGCTGGGACTACGCGCCCGGCAAGAGCATCGCGGAACGCACCCGGGAATACGCCAAGCAGAAGACGCGGCAGCTGCCGCAGGCGCTTGCGACCGCTTTGCAGGGATATCTGGCCAAGGTGGGCAAGCAGGACCCGCCGCCGCTTGGAGGTGAGTAATGGCCGGGGCGACGCTTAGGACCGAGATCGACGACGAGGCGATCCAGCAGGCGCTGAAACGTATTCGCCGCGTCGCGGGCAGTCCGGCGGCAGCGCTCAAGGACGCGGGGGAATACCTGCAGCGCGCCGTGGACGACCGGTTTCGCAGCGAGACGGACCCCGAGGGCAGGCCCTGGGAGCCGCTGTCCGAGTTCACTAAGGCAAACAAGCGAAACGACAAGATCCTCACCGAAAGGGGCGGCCCGGGCCTGCGTGGCTCGATCCACTACCGCGTGGACGGCGACACTTTGGAGCAGGGCACGAACAAGATCTACGCGGCCATACATCAGTTCGGCGGCACCATCACCGCCAAGAAGGGCAGCCTGGCAATCGGCGACCCCAAGGGCGCATTCGCGATGGTTAAGAGCGTGCGCATCCCGGCCAGGCCGTATCTGGGCATATCCGACGAGGACCGGCGCGAGATCGAGCGCATCCTGCTACGCCACGCCAGCCCAAGTGGGAAGAAAGGCGCATAAAGCAAGCGAAAAGGGAGTCAAAAGGGAAAAAGAAAGAGGGGTCCGAACCCGTGATCCGAGTAATATTCCCGACAGCAGAAAGATCACCGCTTCCCACAAAAGACGGTCGTGCAAAATGGTTAACACTATATTGAGATCGTTATCAAAAAAAGGCGTCTGTTGCATCGGTTAGCTTCGTCCCGACCCAAGGGCCGGGCGAAAGGCCGGAAGCATATACAGCAAAGAGTTAAACGCTTTTTAAACACATTCAAGCAAGCGAGGGAGGGCATGCGAAAACTCGAGATATTCAAGCCGGGCACTCACACCGCTCAGAGCGGGGAGAAGCTGGACTTTGGGGAACAGCGTCTCAGGGAATCCGCAGAGGCGTATGATCCCCAGCTGCACGAGGCCCCCATTGTGGTGGGCCACCCCAAGAACGACGCCCCGGCATACGGCTGGATCCGGTCGCTGTCGTTTTCCGAGGGGCGGCTGGAGGCCGAGCCAGAGCAGGTGGACCCGCAGTTTGCCGAACTGGTGAGCGAGGGCAAGTACAAGAAGGTGTCCGCCAGCTTTTACAGGCCGAATTCCGAGAACAATCCCAAACCGGGCGTGTACTATCTGCGGCACGTCGGCTTTTTGGGCGCCCAGCCGCCTTCGGTGAAAGGACTGAAGGGTGTGCAGTTCAGTGAGGATGACGACGCGGTCACGGTGGAGTTCGGGGAGACCGAGCGCTCCTTGGCCCGGGTGCTGCGCGGACTGCGGGAGTGGATCATCGAGCTGGTCGGCACCAGGCGCGCCGACGAAGTGATCCCCAATTACGAGATCAACGAGCTGGAGCGCCAGGACAAGGAGAACGGCCAGGCCGAGCCGGAAATGGCGGAGCCCGGCGGGAAATCAAAACAGGAGGGATCCAAGGTGAGCACGGACAAGACCAAAGAAGAGGTCCGCAAGGAGCTCGAGGCGGAGTTCGCGGAGCGCGAAAAGCAGCTCGCCGAGCGCGAGCGTCAGCGCCGCCGCGAGGAGTTGAGCAAGGACGTCGACGAGCTGGTGAACCAGGGCAAGGTGCTGCCCAGGCACAAGGAAAACCTGGTGCAGTTTATGGAAGCCGTGGACGGCAGCGAGGAGCAGGTGGAGTTCAGCGAGGGTGACGGCGATCGCAAGAAGGTTGCCCCGGCGGAGTGGCTCAAGAAGTTCTTGAGCGACCTGCCCCAGGCGGTGGATTACTCCGAGCGCGCTCCAGGGGGTGATGAAGACCCGGCAGGATCCGTGGAGGCCCCGGACGGGTACAGCGTCGATCCGGAAAAGGCCAAGCTGCACAAGCAGGCCCTGGAATACCAGGAAAAGAACGACGTGGACTACGTGACCGCGGTTCAGGCCGTGGCGCGCAAGAGCAAGGGGGGTGAGTAATGGGTGCTAATATCAGTGTCTTGTCCCTGACGAGGAAGGCAAACGGCGCCGTCACCGAGAAGCGGTTTGTGGGCTTTAACGGGGCTCAGATCACGACCCAGGGCGCCAAGGTCATGGGCGTCGCCCAGTACAGCCAGGACGACGGCAAGGACCTGGCTCTGGACGTCTGCGGGACCGCCATCGTGGAGACCGGCGGAGCGGTGTCCGAGGGTGACGGCGTGATCTCCGACGCGTCCGGCCGGGCTATCGTCGGCGCCGGAGAAATTGCGATCGAGTCCGGAGGCACCGCTGTCCAGTCCACGGCCGCCGACGGCAACATCCTCACCGGCGGGGAGCTGCCGGAATACGTGGCCGCCGAGGCCCTGGGGTCCGCGAGTGGCGCGGGCGAATTCATCGAAATCCTGCTGCGGCGCTAAGGCATAAGGAGGAAGCGATATGACCATGAATCCGAGTCAAGTCCGGGTGATCGACCCGATTCTGACCAACGTGGCCCAGGGGTACAGGCACCCCGAGCGTGTGGGCCATGTGCTGTTCCCCCGCGTGACAGTGCGCCAGCGGGGCGGCCAGGTGATCGAGTTCGGGACGGAATCGTTCCGGCGCCACAAGACCCGCCGCGCTCCGGGCGCAAACACCAGGCGGCTGCAGGTTGGCTACGAGGGCAAGCCGTTCGCGCTGGTGCAGGATGCCCTGGAGGGACAGGTGCCCTGGGAGCACATGCAGGACGCCAACCAGGTGCCGGGTATCGACCTGGGGACGCAGGCGGTCAACGAAGTCATGGATATTTTGACCCTGTCCCTGGAGATCGAGAAGGCCAATCTGGCCACGGACCCGAACAACTACCCGGCTGAGAACACCATGTCCCTCGGGTCCGGCGAATACTGGGACGACTACAGCACCCCCAGCGATCCCCTGGCCCAGGTCGACGACGCCCGGGAGGCCGTGCGTCAAAAAGTGGGGATCCGGCCCAACGTGATGCTGGTGTCCGCCCAGGGGTTCGCCGCGCTGTCCCGCCATCCCAAGGTTGTGGAGCGGTTCAAGTACACCAGCTCTGACAGCATTACGGCGGAGATGATCGCCCGTCTGCTGCAGCTGCGGCGCGTGGCCGTGGGCGATGCGGTGTACATGGACGAGGGGGCCACCACAATGACCGACGTCTGGGGCAACAGCGCTGTGCTCGCCTACGTGCCGCCCCAGATCTCCAGCAGGCGGCAGCCGTCCTACGGGTACACCTACACTCTCAACGGCCACCCGCTCACCGAGGAGCCGTACAACGACCGCAACAGCAAGAGCTGGATCTATCCTGTGACCTACGAGCGGGCACCGGTGCTGTCCGGCATCGACTCCGGGTTCCTGATTCAGAACCTCACTCAGTAATCCCGGTTTGACCGGGCCGGGTCCGCGTTGACCCCGGCCCGGTCAATCCGAAAGGAGCGCGAGCGATGCAATACACAGTCAAGCGGCCCCTGCGGCGCCAGGGCAGGAAATACGGGCCCGGCGACACCGTTGATATGGGCGAGGTCGAGGCAAAGCCCCTGCTGCAGCTGGGCACGCTGGAAAAGCCGGCCCAGAGCGAGGGCCAGTCCGGATCCGGAGACCAGAAGAGCGAGGCCCGCAAGCAGGTCGAGGCC